CAATCAGGAAATACTGAGACCAAAGTTATAAAAGAACCAATCGTTCCACGTGAAACGTTGGGGGTTGAATTTGAAACTATGGAAGAGAGAATCTATTATAACAAAAACCAACACGATATAAATTTTCTAATTGATAATTTTGGATATACCCTAAGTGAAGCAATCGTTGTTGATATGGAAACAAATAAGAAAAAAATTGAGAAGAACATAACTTGACAAACCAATTTCAATGTGCTATATTTAAATTAAGTTCTTTAAAGTATAAAAATACTTCCATGAAAAGACCCCTTCAACAAGTCCCCACTTAACGAAGGGGTTTTTTGTTTTAAAAAAAAACCTGATATTTATAATCATGGAAAATTATATGACGGAAATTATAGCAATTATTTCATCAGTTATTACAGCGTTACTCTCATTTACATTTGGATATAGAAAAGCATCAAAGGAATCTGTTGCGTTGGATTTAGAAAACCTAACAAGTTCAATTGAAATATATAAAACTGTTATTGAAGACCTTAAAAAGGAAATCAGATTCTTAAGAGGAAAAGTGGATGAGATGGAAAAGAAGGTTGAACAACTCCTTCAAGAGAACAATACCCTTAAAAAGAGTGTATCAAAAAGCAAATCTACTTCTCCAACAAAATCTTAAAAAACAAGGTTTTTGCTCCTAAGTCAGCACATCATAATATTTATCTGTTTTCCCTTGTTTCCCCACCCTACTGAGGTGGGGTTTTTTTTGTTTTTAAAATGATTATATTTATTTTATATGAGTTTAATCAATCAAATAATTTCTCAATACTTCAAAGCAGATGAGGATGGTAGGGAAACCATATATCAATCAATTGTAGCATCACTTCAACTACAGATAGTGGAAGAAAACCTAACCTACGATGAATTGATTATGCAGTTAAACTTTTTATTGGAATTTTCCAAGGTAAAAGAACAATACGAACAGTGTGAAATATTCACCCGTCTAATAAACGATTTGGATAAAATTTATAAAGAAATAACATAGACACTTATGGGATGCAGTAAATGTAAAGCAAAAGCAATCAACAACCTAAAACAACCCTTCTACGCTGAGGAAGCAAAAGTATTATATGATGATATTTTAAAGGAGGGGATGACTGACGACATTTATTTTCGTTCAGTTCAATTATTTAAACAAGTCTTCCCCAATTCAACAGGGACACCTGTAAGGGAAGAAATAACACAGATTATAAAAGAAATTTCAGAGTATTATGTCAACTACAGAAAACGAAAGTAACAAAAGAAAAGGACCCGGTAGACCAAGATTGGAAACCACCCTACCACCCACATGGTATGAGATAATTGTGGAAGCAGGTAAAAACGGAAAACACATTACAAATTTCCTGATTGAATTGGGAATTTCATGGGAGGGACATTACGCACTTCTCAAGAGAAATAAAAAATATTATGAAGCGTTCATGGAATACCAAAAATTGTGTGAAGAGTGGTGGTTTAACAGAGCACACCAATCAATGGAAGAGGACAACGGTATGGGATTCAATTCAAGGTTATGGACCATCATTGTTAAAAATAAATTTAAGGACAATTGGAAGGACGAGAAAGCACTTGACGTGACCACTCAAGGAGACAAACTTGAATCCCCCAAACAAATCCAAATTGAGATATTGAAAAACAAAATTGATGAGTGATTTAATTGCGACAAGATACCACTTGGACCTTAATGATTTTCATGTATATCTCGCACAAAACGGATGGGGACTAGAAGAACATGAGGGGGGACTAGAAGAACAGGGGATGGGACTAGCAGAACATGGAACCCCAATCATAATAACCGACACGGATGAGGATGAACCAATGATTTTATTTGTATGATTAAAATTCAGACCACGAGAGTATTTGAGGATTTGATTGAAAGACCTGAAAGGATATGTGTATTTCAGGGTTCATCTCGTGCGTCCAAAACATACAACATTTTAATCTATTGGGTTTACAGATTGCTCAATGAATCGGGTAAGACTTTATCCATTGTCAGGAAAACTCTTCCAGCGTTGAAATCATCGGTGCTCAAAGACCTAAAAGAGATATTGATAGATTTTGATGTATATGACCCCGAAAAGTGGAAAACGGTAGATGGGTATTACGAACTTGGAGATAATCGCATAGAGTGGTTCTCTGTGGACGATGAGACCAAAGTCAGGGGTAGAAAGCGTGACTATCTTTTTGTGAACGAAGCAACAGAGGTAAACGAGGAGGAGTGGACTCAGTTATTGCTCAGAACCACTGACCGTATTGTTTGCGATTTAAACCCCTCATTATGGAACCATTGGGTGTATGACCTTGAGAAACGAGATGATTGTTTTTATACGATTGTCACCTTTGAGGAGAACCCCTTTTTACCTGAGGTCCAAAAGAAAGAAATCAGGAATTTAAAAAACAAGGATGAAAATCTTTGGAGGATATTTGGATTGGGACAAAAGGGAAATCCAATATCCCTAATTTTCACCAATATAAAAACCTACGACACCCTACCTATTGATGCTAAATTCTTGGGGTATGGGATGGACTTTGGTTTTCACAATCCAACAACGGTTATATCGGTTTACAAACTCAACGACCAAATTTTTGTAAAAGAGGAATTGTATGTGAAACAGATGACCATGTCGGACATTGTATTTAGGATGAACGAGGTTAAGATTGATAGGTCCCAAATCATTTGGTGTGATTCAGCGTTACCCCAAAATATTCAGGATTTAAAAAACCATAAGTTCACAGCAAGACCTGTTTCAAAGCAATCAATTTTGCACGGGATAAATCTCATGAAACAACATGAAATATTTGTCCACAGGGACAGCAAAAATATTATTCAGGAGTTCCTGTCCTATTCATGGAAAAAAGACCGTGAGGACAATTTGGTGGATATCCCTGAGGACGATAACAACCACGCAATAGATGCGATTAGATATTGCATGGAAATGACAATAAACAAAAAAGTAGGAAACTATAAAATATTATGATTGAAGTAAGTTTAGGAGAAAAGATAATTAAGGTGGAGAATTTTTTAACGGTAGAACAATACCAAAAATTCAGGACCATAAAGGACAACCCCAACTCAACGCACAATGACACCTTAGCAGTTTACTTGGGTGTAAACACCGATGAGTTAAAAGATGCACCGTATGAGGATGTGAGATTCATTGAGAATTGGTTGACAGAAAATTTTGATTCCAACTTGGATAAGAAATTAGCACTCACCTTTGAACTGGATGGGGTGGAATACGGATTGGAGAAAGACTTCAAGAATCTTGCTTGGGGAGCATGGACAGACTTGGAATTTTTGACAGCAAAAAACCCCACAGAGAATATCCATAATATTCTTGCAATTTTATATCGTCCTGTGATTCAGAAGAACGGAACGCAATACAAGATTGAACCCTATAAATCAAGCACCGTAATGGAAAGAGCAGAGAAGTTTAAGAAGGTATCCATCAGAGTATGGTTTGGTGCTGCTGATTTTTTTTTTCTTCTCGTAACAATCTATACAAACGATATCAAGAATTCTTTGGAGTGGACACTGAAAATGCAGAATTGGATGAAGAGGGGACTGAAGATACTCCCCAAATGGATGCAAGAGAAAGCGTTGCGAGGTTTTACTTCGCTTGTAACCTCCAACTCGCAAAGGATGATGCTACAAAAATTGAACAAATAAATAATCTTCCAATATATTTATGTTTAAATATTTTGTCAGTATTCAAGGATAGAAGGATTGCTGAGAAAAAAGAATTGGATAAATTAAAAAGCAAATGGAACAATACATAACATTTCAAAAGATATTAACGGAGTTGGAGAAATACCAACAGAACGAAGCACCCCTATTAAATTCATTTGGGTTTGGTTCCTTATATGAGATGGGGTATGACCTATCAGGAACCACAGCACAATACCCCATGATGTGGGTGATTCCAACCGTATTCAATTATGATGAAAACACAACAACTTATCAGGTTCAAATAATTTTTGCAGATAGATTAACGACAGAATTGGACAACCAATCTTTTGTAATTTCAAACATGAGTTTAGCAGCAAGAAGAATCCTGTCTCAAATCAAAAGGGGGAATCTAATGGACTATATGGACATTACCCTACCCACAACAGCATTACCGTTCATGGAGCGTTTTAACGACCATTTAGCAGGTATCTCGTTGGATTTGGGATTGGTGGTATTTGAGGATATAAATGCGTGTCCACAATATTAAGATATGGAAGAGTTGATGCAGAAAATAGCGAATCTGTTAAAGCAGTCAATCCAAGAGGTTTTAATGACACCAAGACCTTCATTGACTTATAACGGTATTCCAAAACCTGTCTCAGGAAAATTCCCCACACCAATTTCACCCCCAATCTCAAGCAGAGGACCGGGTTCATTATACAATTCTGTAAATGTATTTTGGGAAACTGACTTTGAGGATGGTGAACCTAATTTGGTGGTTGAAATGAACGACTATTATTTTTGGGTTGACCAAGGACGAAAACCAACAAGGGGATACAAGGAAGTAAAAGTTGAGGGACAAAAAACTCGTTATATTGGTTTACCTCCTTTGAGTGATATACTAAAATGGGTTATACAGAAACCTGCATTGTCTTCCCCAAAATTGTCAGATAAACAACGAGCGTTCCTTGCTGCAAGGAGCATCGCAAAATATGGTTATTATCCAACCGACTTTTTAATTAAAGCAGAGGACAGGGTAATCAACCAATTGGTAGAACAGAGTGAAAATGCAGCATTAAAATATTTTGAAAAACTAATAGACGAGGGTAGAATATTCCCCCGTGACTTAATCGTAGAATAAATATGTCGGTAACAATTTTACAAACCCCCGAACAATTTCAACCATCACTTTCAGATGGGGTATTTTTTACGGTCTCAGCAGATACTTCCACACAACCAAAATTTAGATATGTGTATGAGGTGTATGTAGAGGACCAAAAAATATTTACAGGGAAATCAACTCCAAACCCATACGGTATTGGGGTTATTGATTTACAACAAGTGTTAAAAAATTATTGCGAAAATACAATAATTTCAATGTGGGATACAACCCCAATTTATACACATCAAACCTTCCCTTTCTCTCGTCAATATGAAAACGAGACAATCAACTATTATATCTTGGTTGGTGAGGAACATGCTCTCACAGAACTGGGAACTGTCACAGGATTTACAGGTATTGATTTAACCGTTGGTAACCCCCAAGTCCCATCCTCAAAATTAAAGGTTTTCTCATCAACAATGGGGAGCAATTCAAATGCAAATCTTCAGGACTTTAATATCAACCCGTTTGTGCTATCAGGAAACCCTGCAAACTACGAACGAGGGTTGTTCCTTACCAACTCCCCACGAAACAGAGATATTCGCTTAGAGGACTATTATACGCTGTCATTTACCAATTATTACATGGGTGCATCATTATTGTCAGAACCCTATTATGTGAAATATACTTTTTATGATGACCAAGGTTCTGTAATCACAGCAACCACTTATGAGAATATTGTTTCAAATGGGGGTGGACCAAGAACAGATTGCACACAAGTTTATCCACCAATGGTGTTGATAAATCCGTGGTTTCAGACCGACTACAATACTTTAAATGTAGGAGCAGGACCTGCAAATATACCAAATCTTCCACCAAATACAGCACAGTATACGGTGCAATTATTTGGAAAATATGATGGACCAATTATTCCACCATATCCTGTTAGTCCGACTCCCACTCCGACACCGACAGTGACACCCACAGTGACACCTTGTAATT